AGTAGTGAACTCCCATAATTATAATCATATTCTGATAATCTCTTTAAAAAATCAATCATGGATAAGGTTACACCATACGTAAGCTGTGAGACTGGTGAGTACGATTTCACAAAATATGAGAAAATTCAGGACAATAACCAGACTGGACTTGGAAAGCATGCATATAACTATATAAAAGATATGTTCAACAATAGCACATGCATTCAAAAAAAGTTTTTCTATGGAGAATCTCAAGATTTTAGAAATGAATCTGTATACTTGATGCCTAGATTCAATGCCAAAATAATTCACCTTGAGATTGATGATGAAATACCAATTGCACCATTTGCTATCTGTAAAAAGAGAGACAGGAAACAAACGGAGTTTAGATTTAGCACACATGTCTTGAGTGATACTGAATTAGTTGCATTGAAAGGAATAATATACAACTTTGTGATTGAAAATTATAGAGAAAGAGATACCAAAAATATAATCTATGGGAATTACAAAACCATTAATGGATATGTGAACTATTTTTTTATGATTGAAATACATAATTGGGATTGGCTTATAAATGAAACTAAAAATCAATGGGAAGATATAATCAGTTCAAGTTTGCTTGTAGGCGATGAAACAATCAAGCAGCATTATGACTCTATGAGACCCTTGTATTATGAGATTGTAAGAAAACTGGCACATGTCAAATCGATATGCAAATCTTTTGAGGATAATGCACACTTATCAGATCACATATTCCCTTCTATATATGGTAAAGTCAAGCATCACAATCATATAGTCATGAAGTATGTGAGATTACATCTTCAAAAATGTTATCAAAAGAAAGATTTTAGCCTTCGATTTAATAAAGAGGATATTGATCCAGTTGACATATATTATGATAAAGATATAGATGTTGATGCATCTAATGCAATCTTCTGTGATGTGACAATACAATTATTAGATCAAAATATAAGAGAGCCAGAATTAAATATACTAAAAAAGTCAATAGTGGAATTAATACAGGATGAAAAAACATTAACTGATGAAGTGATAAAGAAAGTGGATAACATTGATATTGCTAGTACAGGTGTTGATATTGCTGGCACATCTGATATAGAATATATAAAACATCTACCAACAGAAAATAAACCTGAAGACATATTTTACTATGGTTTACCAGAAGACAGTAGCACTGTCATACAACACTTTGATATTGCTATGAAACGAACAATTTCATGTGAAGATGATATTGATGATGTAGATTACATACAGAGCTTCCCATTTAAAAGAAGTTATAAAATAGACACATTTAGAGTCTTGAAGCAAAAAAATGACACAATAAGGATATCACCTTTGACATTGAATTATATCTGCTTGTACATGTATATGTGCCAATTAGCATCTTTTAGAGCTGGTTACACAGATATTAGTTCACTTAAAAAAAAGAGGTTAGAAATGGCAAGAGATTTTGCTAAATTAAACATTGCTAACTTAAGAGAAAATCTCAATGATCTGCACAGAAAAAGAAAGGACTATCCACTAGGAAATTATATTCAGGTTTGCTTGGAGTTCAACACATTTAATTGAACATGTGATGCTTCTGTTTGATATGTGTAATGGTTGAATATCGATCTCTCGAGTGGGAGTATATGAAACAATCACATATGACATTGAAGCACTTATATCACATATCATGCATTTATGTTTATTCACCATAATTAAGTTTTTTAAGTTTTTTAATAGGTGATTAGTTAGTTATGGGAGAACACTACT